ATCGTCTGGTTAAAGATGTGATGCCAAACACTTCACAAGGAATGTATTCTGTATTTTTATTAGTATTATTATACAGAAAATCACTCTTCAGATAAGCAAAGAACGTCGGAATGTTTGAGTTGAGGTGCGGCATTATTAAAATTAAATCTTTTTGGACTTATTTGCCTTTTTTGGATTCTTGTTTTTGACAAAAGCCTCCATTTGTTCGATTGTCATAATATCAAGTTCAGTGGTAATGTACTTGTAAAAGTCGGGGAAGCATTCCTTCAGCATCTTGAGGTTAACTACGCTGGAGTCCATTGATGGGCGATTAAAAGAATTATAAAGAATTCGGATAGCCGTCTCGTCGCCTTTGATTACGGATTGACGCAGTTCTGGAGACAAGAAGAACGAAATGAAGCATTCTTGTAAACTACTGGTAATCATTTTCACGCCAACTTCGTACTGCTCCTGCTGAGAAAAGAACATATCAATAGGAATGTTCCAAGCCAACATCGGCGTATTCTCGTAATGGATAAAAATCTTTAGATTCTTTTCTTTGATCTCGGCCCAGACAACTTCGCCAAGATAATTATGGCAGACCTTGAAAAATTCCGAGATACTATCGCGGATTTTATCGTCAGCCTCAAGCTTGGTCATTTCGCTGGCAGCAATCCGCGTCGTGTCAATGATTGCTTTCTTAAAATTCTTTCGGGTGATCTTGCGATCAAGCAGTGTCTCAAAGTCAGCTTTGACCTTTAAAAACTCTTCGTATACCTTGTCCTCTTGTTCTTTTAACGTCATCATAGTTGATTTTCGTGCTTATCAAAATATGGTAAAATATCTCGGGTGATTTTTAATAGCCATCCGCAGGAAGTTTGCCAGTGTTCGATCTCACTGTCCCACATATCCTTCATTCGGCTTACTACCCGAATAGAGTCGTGCTTGTAGAGAGTGACTTGTTGACCAGTTCTGCCACAGATCAACTGGTCTCCAAACACGTTGAAGGTTGTATTTATTTTGTACCTCATTGTTGTAAAACTAGTCTGATTTGGCATAGGTAAGCTTCTGGACTAACCGAGAACCAGCCCTTAATTTCAAGCTCTTGAGTGAAGAAACTCGTCTCATTAACTTGAATCTCGCCCTCAATGCCGAGTTCTGGCACTGAGATTAAAATATAGTTATTATTTGTAATAACCTTTGCCTTTGACAAGAGGTCGATTTCATATTGCTTTTTGACATCGACTCCGAGGTGCTTTGCTGACTTTTGCGTCAGTTCAATTCGTCCTTTGAATTTCATAGAAGAAAATCTTTTATTTGCTTGATTGCGGTTCGTTTTTCACTAATCGCCTGATCGAAGAATGTCTGTTGATGCATCAGGTTTGCTTGAAAAGCAAGAGATTCTGCATAATTAGCGACGCCATTTTTCAGTTTTTCATTGTCGATGATTAGCCGCTCGGGAATAGTGTAGCCGCACTTCTGGATAGTGTTGGAACAGTCGGCATCAAACAGCATCACAACATCTGCCATCAGAGCCTCGTAGAAGCGGTTAGCAAGGAAGGCATAGTTCTTATGCGTATGCTCGTCCTCCATATAAATGGAGTACTTGAATTTGCGAAGATCTTCGTTATTCTTCTGCCATTCAAGTTTGGGCATATAGTTGCAATTGCAGCCAAGGGCTTGGAATTTTTTCCAATTCTTATTGGAAGCAGAAAGAAATACTCCTTCCGTCAAGAACTTTTTAAAGGATTCGGCTCGCCACTTGCGGTAGGTGCCGTAATAAATTACGCCATTCTTTTGGGAATGGTCAACTGGCTTTCTGTTCTCGTCCATAATCAACGAGTTCAGATTAACGGTCAGCCACTTATAGATAAAATCGTTAAGCTTTCTATTTGCAATATTCTTATTCAAGATCCAGTGGCGATATCCTTCTCTGGGATTGTTGCAGATCATGTCGTATACCAAGCCCATATTGACTACGCCCCAGCGTAAAAGCTGATTATCTTCAATATCATGATCGTTTACAAGCCAGATATACCTTGCCTTGGGGTTCTTCTCAAGAACCTGACGATAAGGTACATGGGGCATATAAGGCGAGGCGTAGCAGCAGATGATGATATCGTACTGTTTCTTTAATACTTCTGGTAGGAAGTACTCGCCATCAAGAAGATCGGCGCCAAGAGCATTCTTCAAGATTAAGCTATTTCGACAATGTACGATGGAAGTGTCGCTATAATCCTCTGCCAGCGGCTTACGCTTGCTGGTAGCTTCAATAATCAATATATTCATTAGATTGGGTATAAGTATTTAAAAATTTCTTTAGGCTTTTTCGAATTGCCCTTGTTCATTAGAATAATAAATCTCTTTAAAATTAACGTCGTTTAGAAGCTTTTGGCAGTGCTTGCACGGCTTACCCATAGCAACTTTATTATTCCTGTCAATACGAAATGTAACTAAGGTATGCCTTGAGTGGTCTATGTTCCCTGACTTAATAACGGCGCAAGCTTCTGCGTGTAAACCACTTCCATCAAAGTAGCCATACTTTTGGTTAATTGGATGAGATTTTTTGGAGTTGCGTCCAATAGAAACTATTTTGCTTTTGTTTAGGATAAAAGCGAAGTGGCGACAACGCAATTCAATATCGTCATAGATTATCAGATTCCTAGCAAGGCTTACCAGTCTGCTTAAATTCATTGCTATGAATTTAAAGGGCTCTTTGCCCTTTGTCAAGCCTTTTTGAGAGTTATTTTGGTTTTTCGTAAACCAAAGTTAGGTAAAGGTCATTATCATTAAAAACTTTTTTAAATCCAAAAAGATTTAAAAACCTTATATATGCTTCAAATTTTTTTCTTTTTTTGTAAACTGGAGCGTAAAAAGTGTCAAAACGCATATCGTTCAGAGTATTGATAAATGTGTCGTACATTGCGCTAGTTTGGATAGCGTTTGCATCAGCAAAACAATAGAGTAGTTCGGCTGTTTTTGTAGTTTGGGGCTTGATTATAAAAGCTGCCCCAGCCTTATTTTTATGTCTAAAAACGAAAGAATGCCTAGTGTTTTGCTGCAAAACCTTGCTTATTTGCTCCAAAAATACTGTTGGAGAGCTATGCGGACTTACGCCAAATGAAGATTGCGCCGAAATCGCTAGTTTTAATATATCAGGAATATCTGTCAAATATAGTCTTGTGACCTCAAAAGAATCTATTTTTATCTTGCTTTTAGGGTCCATCGGTGTAATATAATCTAAAGGTAAAAGGAAATGTCAAGGGAGTCTAGTCAAAAAGTAAATTCTGAGCTATTTTCATTAGAGCCTACCGCTCTTTTGGAATTTTTTGTTATTTACTATAACTACGTTGAAAGACCTGATGATAAACTTTACATTCACGGCGGAACTAATGGAATAAATAGTTCCATATATTGGCAAGGCGTTGAATATTTGCCGTTCCCAATTCAAAGTTCAGAGTTTGAAAGTAAGGGCGATGGCAGTTTGCCAAGGCCCAAATTAGCAGTTTCCAACCAAGATTTTTTTATATCTAATTTAATTAGAAGATATAATAATCTTGTAGGCGCAAAAATTGTCAGAAAGAGAACCTTTTTAAAGTTCTTGGACAATGTTAACTTTTCGGAAGGGAAGAATCCATACGGATCAGCAGATCCAAATGCTGGTCTAGAAGATCAGGTATTTTTTATTCTTAGAAGAGAAAGCGAAACTAGAGCCTTTGTTAATTTTGAATTAGCCTCTCCGCTTGAAATTGAAAACGTAACATTCCCTAAAAGAACGGTCATGGCTAGATACTGCTCTTTTCATTATCGGGGGAATGGTTGCAGATATATGGGCGAACCAGTAGCTGACGAAAATGATAGAAGATTGTCTCTTCCCACTGATTTTACCAAAGGATCTTTAATAAGAAGAAAATATACTGGAACAACAATGCCTTCAAGCAATAGTACTTTTACAAGTGCTATAGCTGCGGCTAATTTTTCTTCTGAGACGCTGGTTACGAGTACTGCTCCAGAAGTTGCCGATAATTATTATTACGAATTTTTAGGGTATTTTAAAGCAGACTATGGCGAGGGTGGAACTTACTCTTTTCAAGTTCAAGTTAATGATTGTGTAGAATTGATTATAAATAATACTATTGTATGCTCTCGATATTCATCTAACGGTTCAACTATAAATGTCTCTGGAAGCATTACATTGCCAGAAGGCTACCATAGGCTCGTAATAAGGTTTTTTGAAGCTAACGGAATGAGCGGGGATCAATATTTAACTTTAAGCTATAAAGTTCCAGCTTCTACTTCTTTTGTCTCTGTGCCCTCTACTAGATTTTTTTATGATCAATTTGAAGTTGGACTCTTAACCTCTACTCAAAGATTTTATACAGCGGTTTCAGTTTCTAAATCTATTGCTCTAGATAACTCCACAGTAAAAGGAGAAACATTTGCTGGCATATGGGAAAATGGTAAAAATTACCGAGTTGGAGACTATGTTTACATAGAAAATTATAATATTAAAGTCTCTAAAAGAGATTGTAACGATTCTCCTAATTGGCAACCTTTACAAGTCTTTTATTTTTGTATTAAAAACCACGCTTCTTCGATGACAAAATATCCGTCTTTGGACAAAGAGCATTGGGTGGCTGATCAATGTTCTAGGACTTTAAGTGGGTGTAAATTAAGATTTGGGAACAAGGGTTATTTGCCATTTGGCGGATTCCCCGGAACTGAAGAATATTCTATTTCTATATAAAATGAAATCAATAGTTGATCATGCTAATACATCAGAGCAAGAAGTCTGTGGATTTATATTAGTTGATGAAGGCAAATTAAAATCGGAGCCCGCTCAGAACATTGCATTTATCAAAGATAATATATTTGAAATTCATCCGTTAGAAATTTTAAAAAAAATAAAAAGCGGAAAATTAGCGGCGATATATCACACCCATCCAGTTTCTGGAGAAGCTGAATCAATGTTTGACAAATTTAACTGCGAAAATTGCTGCATCCCGTTTGTTATTTATAGTAAACAAAATCAAAAGTTTAATTTAATTCTGCCGAAAACAGTTCATGTAAATAAAGAATATGTAACTATATTAAAAAATAACTATGACTAGAGTTTATTTATATGGAGAATTGCGAAATAAATTTGGGTCTGAATTTAAATTTCAAGTAAATTCAACAAAAGAAGTTTTTTTAGCTATAAATTCAAACAGAAAAGGATTTATAGATGAGCTAAAGAAACTTGCAGTAAAATCTATTCACTACAGAGTAGTCATCGATGACTATATAATTACAGATCTAAAAGAAATAGAAAGTAAAAAAATTCCTAAAGAGGTTCATATTGTTCCTATTGTATGGGGCGCTGGATTTGTAGAAGGCACCATAGCAGCAGTAACTGCGTTTTTAGAGTATGTTGGCTTTCAAGCGGCAGTAGCTGGTTATATAGCTACCGCTGTTGTATATATCGCTATCGCTGTCGCTATAGCGGGAGCGATGATGTTGCTTTATCCAGAACCTAAGCCAGACTTCGATCAAGAAGTTCAAGCTGGATCAAAGTCTTATCTTTTCGGCAATAGACCAAATAATAAATCTCAAGGCCAAGCTATTCCTGTTGGATATGGAAGATTAAAAATTGGTGGTTCTCAAATTAGCATCGGCGCTTCTCACCATCCAATGAATATGGATGTTAAGCAGTTGATGACTCCTGTTGATAAGCCTATTGACGACTATACTTCGCTTGAATTTGAAAACGAAGCTCCAGACTCTACTGACGGATTAATTCAAAATTCATTCTCAACAAATCAAGCAGGAGAAATAGATGAGTCAGTATCTTTCGCTTCTGCTACAATTGTAAATTCATACGTTGATATTGTTTCTAAAAATGCCGTCAAAGTTACCAGCGGTCCAGTTGAAGTAGTCGTAAAAAGAAATGGGGAAGTTGTTTCTAATATTGATTTGGATACTTATGATGAAGATATTGAATACGAGTGGACTTTGCTTGAAACTGTAGAAAGCAGAAGAAAAGGTGTTATTCCAAAAATAAAGATCGAAAAGCCTTATGCGTTCCAAAATGGATTGGTTTTTAGAAGTTATCATCCCGCAGATTACAAGTTAACTACAGATTATGAAAATGCAACCAATACTGGCGGGGGGTATTTTTTTGAATATTCTTCTGGTGATTTGGTGAAATTTGGCCCAACACAGTTTCAAAAATTACCAATTGGAGATTGGGATTTTTCTACGAGATATTATAGTGGGCAAATGGTTAGATACACAACGGGCACTCAAACAGATGTATTCTTTCAAACTCTTATTAGTGGTACAGGGGGGACGGTTTTAGGTTTTGATGGCTCATATACTGGTGTTTTAACGAACCCAACAGGATCAGACGGTCTTGTAAGAAGCGCCTATTGGACAAAAATAACTTCTCCAACAGGAGAGTTTATATACAAAGCTCTAAGAGATGTTGTAGGGCTATTACCTTCGACCGGCGGGAACATAAGCAAGTTGCCAGATTGGACCGGCTTGTTCGCAGTTACAGGAAAAATACAGTTTGATGAACTTCTAAGCGGGATGCCGAATTATAAATTTGAAGGAGCCTATGAAGGCAAAATCGAAGCTATGAATGAACAGCGTGCATTCGGCAGTAATACAAATGCAGATAATTATGTAATGGAGCTAATGGGATATTTATATATTCCGGTAGTAGAGGATTTAAAGAAACAAGTCCCAGACGCGACTCCTAATGTAATGTATGAAATTCTAAAAGTTGGCGACACTGGTCAATGGAGTGGAATAGGGCTAACTGGCGCAGGAGGCGCGGCCATTCCTCCAAAACGTGGAATAACATTTGTAAAAAATTCAACCCAAAGCACTGGAGATGGACTTTGCTATCCTGTCGTAAAATATAAATTTAAAATAGATTCTGATGATGCTGCGGACTTGTATATCGACGGACAAGTGGCAAGCACTTGGTATGGAGGTCATGGGCTAGTAAGTCCATCAACTCCAGCTGGAATCGAAGCCCTTCCTTCTACAACTAACGAACTGCTTCTAACAGCTGGATATCATCATGTTTATGCAAGGCTGCAAGATGGAGTTGGTTCTGATGGAATCAGTTTCTATTACCAATACGACACAAATTGGGACGGAGGCTATTCAAATTTTGTTGCTATTCCTCAAGATAGATTAAAATATCGTCAGATATCTGACATTAATTTTCCAGAAAATGAAAAATTTGTGTCGAGATCTTTTCAAATTCCAGTCTCTAACATGGTAAGCGGTAGGCAATATAAGATACTGAATCTTGGAAACACTACAAACTGGACTAGTATTGGCGCAAGTTCACCAGTAACTGGCACAATATTCACTAAAACAAATAATACTGCTGCTAATGGCAACGGTTTTGTTTTTGATGATTTGTATAATTATGCCGAATCTAAATCTTCAGAAGGAAATAGGGTTGTTCAATTCTCTGCCGAGAGGCCAAAAATAAACGGTGTTTTTAGCAACGGATATTCTTCTTTTTTTGCTAATTATAACTGTAAAGTAACGTTGGATGGGTTAACTTTAACGACTTCTCCAGTAAGGGTTAAAATTAGGATGTTAGGAACAGATACGTCATTCAGACAATTAACTTCTGCAAACTTACCACTAGCAAACTATCAAACATAATGAAAATTTTAAATAAATATAGATTTGCAAGAGGGGCTAAGAGCGATCCCCCAACCCCTAGGCTAGTTCCGCCTCCAAGTAATCAAAATCTTTTAAAATCAATATCGGTTTCCAGCAGCGTAGATCTTTTGTGCGAAGGCCCAATATATGGACTTGTTGATCAATTTGGCAAAAAAGTATACGGATTAGATATGCTAAAGGGCGTTTATTTAAATACAGTACCAGTAATGAACCTTAAAGGAGAATATAATTATAGAAATGTGCTAATGGAAATAAATTTAGGCACTGAGAATCAAAAACCTTTAGTTAATTTTGATCATGTATATATTCCAAAAGTTGCTAATTTTAAATTAATTGGAGCTATAAATCCCAGCGAACAAGATATTAGACCTAATGGAAGCGAGTTTTCAAATGCAGGAGTAGAAGCTAAAAACTTTAGTGCATGGGCGCGGGGATCTGATGGCTGGCCTGATGTGTACCAAGATCCTTTTGTCTTTATTCATCATATTAGAAATAAAGATGTTAAAAAACTAAAAATAGGTTTTGTAATCGAGCAATTGTACGACACCATATCAGAAGGCGCAGGAAAAGGAGATGGTGGAAGTATGGGCAATTTCAAAAAGTGTTCAGTAGAGTTTTTAGTAAAGTGGGGGATTGAAGGATCTACTATGTTCTCTTCAAGAAGAGTTATTGTTCAAGGAGTTGTAACATCTCCTTATGCTTATATGATCGGAGACGGAGCATCTACGCTAGATTCTTCGGCGGCGAATTCTGGCTCTCTTGGTGGGTTAAATCAAGCTTTTGGATCTTCTATAATTAGAACCTCTTCGATACCAGCAAACGATAATTCAAGAAGAATTCCAGCCATAACTGATGCTCCTGATCTAAATAGATCAAATCCAACATCGAGATCAATATAATATTATTATGCCAATACCGGA